TTGCCTAAACGATAAAAAAAAACAGTAGCACCTAAACAAACATCTAATGGTGCAAACTTCATTACTTCTGCATAAGTTATAGTTCCATTATAATCTTCAATCTCATACGTGCCATTTAAGCCCTTCTTTTTAATTGGTCTATATAACACTGCCATTGCTTTATGTATCTCATCCCAATCAGTTATATACGTGTCTAAATCGGTATATTCTCCAAATGTCATATCTTCTAAATTAGGAATAAATCCAAATTCAGTTCCACCCATTTTAAACGTAGGTATAAAAGAATGATTCTGGTTAAACATATTTCCAATAGATGTAGTTATATCATTTACATCTTTATATTTAATTGAAGCAACTTCTTTTAAATCTATTCCGCAAAATATCTGTACCATTTTCTGATGTAGAAATTCTGTATCTTCATTGTCTTTAGCTATCTTTAAAAAAGCCTGATACTGTGAAAGTTTTATTTCACTTAATTTAGTTGGTATTGTAATTTCTAATTTCATTTGATTTGTTTTTTATAATAATAAAATAATGTGTAAATTGTATTAAACAAAAAAAAGTTCACAAATAATTAACGTTCACGAATAATGAACATTAAAAATAAGTGAACAAAAAAAAGACCAGAAGGCTGTTCTTACGGGAAGCTCTACTGGTACTTTAATTTGTAATTCCAATCCGCCTTGTTCCCTGTAATTGTGGGCGGGATTTTTTATTTATCAGGGTTTTGAATTACATTTAGTTTCTAATGGATTATAAGTTCCAACGCTTTACACAGCTTAACTAACTTCTTTTATATCTATCGCAAAGAAGTTTTGTTTAAACATATCTTTGAATAGTGTAATAACCATTTGTTCGTTTTCTGCTATTATTTTAGCATACTCATAATCTTTCTCGTTGTCATCATATCTGTACCAACCTTTAACTTCGTATTGTTTCATATTTGTTTTGTTTTATATTATGTACAAATATAATCATTTTGTTTTAAATATAATACATTTAACTTTTATTTAACTATTCAAATAAGCACTTGCAACTTTATACATTTCTTGCATCTTTTTAATCTCACCTATATTTCGTGGCAAATTAATAACCACTTGTACATTCTTTACGTGATATATATAACATTGTATTGTTGCAATTATTTCTCCGTATGTCATTTTATATTTAATTGATTATTAGAACGATAAACTAATTATTGTACAATAAACTTTATAGGTTTATTATTAGTATATAAAGTAAGTTCCTTTGTTTAAATTTCCTAATTGATATGTAACACAATAACGTAATGGGTCAATAATATGATTGTGGGCATCTATTGGAGTTTTTGACCTTTTTTCTAACCAACAATAGTTGTTTAATTCTTTTATTAGATTAATTGATTCAGGACTTATTATTAAATCATAATCTTGCAATACACTAATTCCATAAGTAACAGAATCAGGACCTTTAATTGCAGGAACTATATTTAAACCTAATGTAGATAATTCACTTATCAATCTTGGTTCTGCTGAATCAGCAACTATTAAACAATCGTCAGCGTGTTGTTTATTTAGATTGTATATTTGTGAAGTAGTTAATCCGTGAAGATAAAATCTTTCATTAACATAAATCTTTTTATTTTTTATATCTATATTACATTCTACTAAAGTTGAAGCATCTGAAGCAAATCCATAATCTTGTCCAAAAATAGATTTACCTACGTGTTCATACTTTCCAATAGTCCAGTTAGTAAATATAACTCCTTCAGCTTTATCTAACCATCCACCTAATATTTGATGTTTATACTTTTCTGGTCTACGTTTCTTTATATTTTCAATCTGATTAATAAATGATTCAGAAAGGTTGTGTATATTATCTTGGTATGTTGTATGTATATATGTTGTGTCTCCTTTAATTAAATTGCTTCCTGCTTCTATTCCTTTATCTTCAAAGAATTTCTTGTAAATGAAATGTTCTTTTGTTGCAGGATTTAAAACTAATAAAACTCTATTCTGTATTCCTTTAGTTCTTATACTAAAATCAATCTTTTCAAATATTTCCTCATCATTTAATTCTTCTGCTTCATCTAATACCCAAGTTGTAACTCCAGCTAATGATTTCAAACTTGCAGTTTGTGTTCCACTACTTGTTTTAATACCTTTAAAGAGTATTTTAGACCCTGTTTTTAGATTTACTATTTCATCCTTCGTAATATAAAATTCGTGGCTTAAATTAGCTGTTTCAATCTTATCTATAAATTCAGGAATAATAGAAACGTTTGCAGATGTTAAGGTATATCTTGTAAATAATATTACGTGTCCTACTTCATAAGTTAATAACAGAAGAAACGAGTTCAAAGAATATGATTTCCCTGAACCCCTTCCACCTGTAATTACAAAGTACCTACTTTCACTTCCTAATAGATTATATTTTTCATTCAGATTTATTTCCAATTTTAAATATATCTTTTATGTTAAAATCATTTACATTGTGAGTAGCTTCTATTATTTCTTTTGGCTTACCAAATATATGTTCAGCAATAAACAGTTGTCCTCTTTGTGATTCCATTAGTGTAGATTTAACAAATGCTATCTTTGTTTCTTCTTCTGTATCTTTGTTATAAAGTTCACCTAATGCTTTAAGAAATATATTGTTTACTTTTTCTTCTTCTACTTTTGGTTTACGTCCAGCGTTTGCTCTTGCACCACCTCTAACTTTTTCCATATGAAATAAATAATGATTATTCAATTTAAAAATAAATAAAATCTATTATTGTTTATCTTTAAATCCATTTTTCAATCTCATTAAATTATTTGCTCTTTCTTTTATCTGTTTAAATTCAGGATCAGTTTTAACTCTTTCAGATAAACATTTATCACAATATAAGTCTTGAGTATTACCTGTAGTTATTATTATACTACATAGATGGCATAATGTTGCACCTAATCCTCCATTTAGTTTATGTATTGGTTTCATTCAATTAGTTTATCAATGTTAATATTATGTTCCTCAAGTATATTTGATATTCCTTCTGCCATAGCATCTATTCCATCAAATACGTAATTCTGACTATTGTTTATATTTTCAAATCTACGTTCTAATTCCTTACGCAATTGTAATATATCAAATAAAGCACAAGCCATATCTAATGACTGATTAACTCTATTAAACTCCATTTGGTCTTCGGGTAAATTAAATTTTAATGTTGCTTTCATTCTGTTCCTTTTTTAATTAAATAATACCATAGCCAAATTAACTTTGACCTTATAAATTCATAAGCTAATAACACTAATATATATTTCATAATTCTTTTGCTTGTTTAAATAACTTTAATAGTCTTTCTACTTTTGTTATTTCCATATCTTCAAATAACCATTGAGCAAATTCAATAGCATATTCATCAGCTATTTGTTGTAACTTTTCTTTAGTTGTCATCTTCATTAGTTTTATATTCCCAGAAGTATTCACATTCTAATCCTTCATTAGGAGGTTTACAAAAGTATGATTGTCTAAACTTACTTGGTTCTGCTTTATATCTATAACATATAGATGATAGTTCGCAGTTGTTTCCTGAACACATTGTTATATCTGGCATCTTAATTGTTTTTATTATGTTCTATTACTTTCATATTCATATCGTAGATAGCTTCTAAACGTATTATCATTACATTGTGATGTTCTGTATCTTTTGTTTGATTAAGAAGGTTGTTTAAGTTGTTTATTATTTTGTATTCGTATGCTGCTTTTTCAAGTTTATTTATTCTTAAATTACTTTCTTCTAATTGTATTTCTAATTCAGATACTTTTAAGTTTTTCTTTTTAAGTTCTAATCTTAATTCTTCATTATCTTCTGTATTTAATACATTTTCTTCATCTATTTGGTTTACTATTATGTTTCTTAAACTTCTTAAATCTCTATTAAACTTTTCATACATTGTATAGTTATTTAAAGAATGTATTACTGTTGCGTGATTCTTATTTACTGATTCAGCTATTTCTTGTAATGTCATTTTAGGTTTAAAATGTTTTGCCAAATAGAAGTATAATGCTCTTGCTTCTATTATATTATGCTTTCTACTATTTTTAGAAACATCTATATCAGTTTCTTTTAATATTATTTCTTTTAATCTTTCTGTTATTTCCATTTTGTTTATTTTTAAAATTCAAATCTTAGTTTTTCTTTTACTTCGCTATGTGTTTCTTGCTGAAAAAATAATTTCAATTCATTATCATTAGTAGTTTTAAATATACCTTTAATAAAGTCTGTTTTAGTTTTTTTATCTACCACATCATTAATGTTTTTTATTTCATAAATCATAGTTATTCCGTTTACTGTTTCACAAGTTTGTGTATTTACGTTTGAACGCACTATAAAACATTGCACTTTTGTTGAATTATTTAATGTTACTCCTGAATAATTTGCTAATTGCATAAGAGTATTTAAAGAAGTAGTATCCTCATTTTTTTTATGGTCAATCATAAATGTATTATGTTTATATTTTGTAATCATACAATCTATATCTATAATAGAACGTTTAACATCTGTTAATTCACTTATAAGATAGTTAAATTCATTATTATGATAGCTTGAGTTAAATTTTTTTCTTGTTTCCATTTTTAAACGTTTAAATTAAATTTAAAATTATCACCTTTTAATAAATTTTTAGTATTTTCTATATTATTTTTATATATATGAGCATTGCCAATAAAAAATGTAATATTATTTAATTTTATATTTATTAATTTACTAATTAAATATATTTGATATAAATCGCTAGGTAATCCTAAATTTGAATCTGCTGAACGTTGATAAACAGTAATATTTAATTTATTTTCAAAAATTTGAAATTGTATTAAACTTAAACAAGGTAGCTGATTTGTTTCTGCTGTTGTATTACCAATAAATAAAATATAATTTTTTGATGGCTTTAATGTATTAATCTTTTTTATTAAATTAGGTAAATCTTTAAAATAAGTGGGGTAAGAATTTATAAGTTCAGGTTTACAATAGTCCCACCACATAATACCATTATTATTATATTCTTTAATATTTGTAACCCCATTAAAATATAATTCTAATTCTTTTGATAATTTTTGTTTTGCAACTGTATGTATTTTAAATAAATTTTCTAATTCATTTTTATTAAAAGATAATTTTTGATTTAATAAAGCATAACTATTTGCTTTTTTTGCTGTTTGTAATTTACCTTTATTTATTATTTTTTCAAGTAATTTATAATATTTATTCATTTTTTTATTTATTAATTGTTAAAGTATTCCTCTTAATACATATTGGTTTAAATCTACATCGCTATTTTGTCCAAAGAAGTATTTATAGTTATCTATTCCTTGTTCAAGTTTACGTTTACCTTTATCATAAAATTCATCTGAACATTCAAATATACCAATGTCTAAACTTCCTTTGTCAATACAAACAAATACAAACTCATCTACGTTAAACATTTCCCTGTAAAGATACGCCTGTAAATCATAACTGTATTTATCTGCTGAATATCTAAATTCATTTAAACCTGATGTCGTTTTTAAATCTACAATCATATTGTCTTTTAATATATCCGCTTTAGCTCTAAATGGTATTCCGTTTATCATTGCTATTTCTGGAATCTCAAATTGTGCTTTAGACATATAGTGTACTGCTTCATCGTTTCTTAATATTGCATCAGCTAATCTTTCTGCTGCTTTAATTTCATTTGTAGTGTATACTTCTTTACCTTCTGCTTTTGCTTCTTTGTATGCTTTTCCTGCTTTAGTTGCTACATCTACAATAGTTAATTCATCAATCTTATGTGGTTCTAAAATCATTGTATGGAATAGTTTACCATCTCTTAAAGGTTGCGTTTCACTTTGTCCGTACTTTGTAACGTATTTATAAGTTTTAGGACTTGATAGTACCATTTTAAGACTTGAACTACTTAAAGCTTGTTTACCTAAATAACCATAGTAAAACTCATCGTTGTACATATTATCTATTAGTTCTTGTTTATCCCAAATCTTGTTGTCGAATGTTTTAATTTTTGTTTCCATTGTTTATTATTAGTTTTAGTATGTAATCGTATGTTGCTAATTCTCTTTCTGTACTATCAATCATTATCTTTAA